GTTTGTATAACATCCAAACGATACTCACCTTCTTCCGTAAAGTTTGTTGTGATAAACTCTGCAATTTCTTTCTTGATATTGTTCTGTGAAACTTTGCCGTTGGATGGTTCAAATCTTTGAACTCTTTGTTTCATCGCTTCATACTCAGCGTTTTCCATTATTTTACGCCGAAGAATTAAATACTCAATGTGTATTTGTTCCGGACTAACACCATATTGTTTTGCATAATATGTTTTGTAGAGTATCAACTGTGAAGTTTTTACTTTATCCGTCTTTGCATATTTGTTCCAACCATTAGTGCTAGTTTTGAAATCATATATGTATATGTCTCCTGTTTTGGTATTCTTAATTACCAAATCAAGAAACCCAACTAACTTTACTGTTGGGTGAGTTTCAAGTGGAACTATGTTTATCGGAACTTCTATACCAACCAATTCATAATCTTTCTTTTGAAAGAAGTCTGCACGATGTGCCTTAAACCATTGAATAATTTGAACACCATCGGAATAGTATTCTTTCAACTCTTTATCATTTGAGAAATGAATACCCTTTGCTTCTTCGAGAAGTTTTTTATATTCACTACGAATGCCCGTGTGTAACATTTCATCAAGGTCAAGTTTATTTGCCTCAACGATTGATTTCTCATAAATGTTTTTTACATATTCTTGCAATACCTCATGCATAACCGTTCCAAAAAGAGCAGCGGTTGATGGTTGATAGGTATAGTGTTTATCTATGTAATTCAGTTTCCATCTATGAGGACAGACTTTCCACATTTGATATTGTGAGAAAGATACTTTTCTGTTGGCCATTATTTACCCCACTTGCCAGACTGAACAAGTTGTGCAATAATACCATATACTGAAATATCTTTGAATGTATCATCAAGACTTTCACCAACTGCATCTTTTGAACCAAACATAATCATTTGTTTGTAGCGATTTATTTTATCATTCAATCTGAAGAACAAACCTTGTAGCGAAAGTTTGCGGTCTTCCTCTCGTTCAAGAGAACTACCCATTGATATGTTGTCTGGACCATAGTTACTCTGTTTTGCACAAAACAATTCATATTGTGCCTGTTGAATACGCTTAAATTCAGCAGTCATAATAGGAAATTTCTTTTCCATTTCACCAACAACTTCTGATTGCTTTAGACTCAAATCTCTTTCGGTAATTGCCATTTTAGTATTCCTCATTTTACAGTCTTTAATTGTTTTTCAAATTTTTTAATATCTGATTCTGGTGTTCCATACTGTTTAAGTATATCAATCAGTTCATCTGGATTTTCTTTCGCCAGATATTTGATATACCCATAAACTTCGTTCCTTCCCAATTCATAATGGTTACAAAATACCGATACCATTTCTGGTTCAATATCTATTTTGTTTTTACCTTTTATGTATTTGAGAAAGAACGATTTTTTTGGGAGGACATCATGTAAAAGTTTATAGTAATCCTTTGAAGATAGTATTCCATTTGAATATGTTTGAAACTCATTTATGGCTTCAACAAATTCAGGTTCCATTGAAAAGAAACGAGCAATCATATAGTTGCTCCATGATTTAGTATCTTCTTCTGAAAGGTCTTCCCATTTCGTTTTACGAATAGTGACACCTTTAATATGATCAAATAAACTTTTTGCAGCCATGATAATCCTTAATCATTAAGTTGTTGTCTTTTGCTTGGTAAAAATTCATCGTTGATGTTACCACATTCCAAACACGCATAAGTTGGAATTGGTAAAATGCCTTCTTGTCCAGTTGGTGAAAGAAGTGCAGAAATCTTTTTGAAGAATGTTACTTCGTGGAAAAATTTATTTCCACAGTTTGAACATTCAATATCAGTTGCCTGATTTAAGTCTACATTTACCTGTTGTTGCTGTTGTGGTATTTCTCCACCACCGTTAATGTCATACACACTCATTGTTACCTCCGTTGGTCAATTTCCATAATAATTTGAATAAACATAGCCATGGCATTTATTTCATGGTCTACAACAAAACTGTCTTTATATTGTGCTTCTGCAATAATCAAAATAATTGTAGATACGAAACCATTAGCGTATGTATCAACATTATCATAAAGATAACGAAACATTTGATTAAAGTCTCTAACATGATTGTCAGCGAGTAACTGACGAATACCATCGAACTTTTCTTTTTTACTTTTACTTGATTTCAGAACATCTAAAATAGATGAAAGATAATTGTGTTCTACCAAAGTTGTTTCATCCAATTTCAAAACACCACCGATAACACATCTTTGAGTTGTGTTAATCACACGGCGAATATCTGGATAAGATTGATTGATGATTGTTACAAGACTATCTTTCTCATACTTTACATTTTCACTATCAAGAATTTTTACAAGATGTGATGCAACTTCTTTCTTAGATGGTGGAACTATATTGAATATCTGACAACGAGATTGGATAGGATCGATAATCTTATCTACATAGTTACAAGTCAAAATGAAACGAGTTGTCTTGCTGAATGTTTCGATAACATTACGAAGTGCTGCCTGAGCATTCGGTGTCATGTAATCACATTCATCAAGGATAATCAATTTCAATCCACCAAAACCAATCGAAGAAGCAAACTGTTTGATTTTATCACGAACAGTATCTACCGAGTTTTCATCTGATGCATTGATATAAATGTAGTTATCTTTTGCAATAGTATTTGCAACAATCTTAGCAAGTGTGGTTTTACCACTACCAGCGTCACCATAAAGTAGTAAGTGAGGAACATCGTTTGTATCAATATACTGTTGAAATGTTGCCTTTACCGTATCATTGCCAACATAAGTGTCAAGTGTCTGTGGACGATACTTTTCATTCCAAATTGTGTGTGAGGGGTTAAACATAACATACCTTAATGATTGATAATTTCATATACTAATATACAAAATTTCTAGATAAGATCCAAAACATTTCTAAAAATAAAGGTTGGCATTATGTTATATTAAATGCCAACCTAATAGTTTTATTTAATTGTATTTTCTATAATTTAACCATTGTATTTTTCATACTTAGCACCAAAATTAAAGCTGTCTGCTTGTATATTTTTTAGTGCCCATTCTATTTCAGACTTTCCAATTTTATTGTTATTACCAGACACAAAAGTCTCCTTGACAATTTTTGGACCACCTTTGAATGAAGTAAGGAGGTTGAAAGAACAATCAAAAACACCATTAACTATATTTGGTGATCCTTCGAGTGAGGCCAGATTATTGTAATTACACATGAATGTATTACAAGATGATGGAGCACCTTTCAAAGATTTCAAAGAATTACCTGAAACATTATATCGCCCACCAACTTTTTTTGGACAACCTTCTAATGATATTAGTTTTGTATTATTGCTAATTTCAACATCACCATCAACAACCTCCGGTGCACCTTTCAATGATTTTATTTGAGTTCCCTGACACATAAAATCACCATGAACTATTTTCGGAGAACCCTCTAATGACGAAAGATTGGGAGTTTTACAAATAAAGTCTCCCTTTACTTCACCAAATTTAACAAGAATTTGTTTCAACTCTGTGTTGTCAATATGTAATCCAACATTCACATCTACTGTTAAATCCGCATTTATTTTACAATTTTTAAGAGGAATCAACATTTCTTTAAGAGCAACCTTGACTTCTTGTACTGTTGTTGGAAAACTTACTTCCTTTAATACCACATTCTCCGCAAACCCGGTTTTGAATTTGTCTTGAATGTTTCTACCTTCTTGTATTAAATCTTTCATATCATATCCAAAAAAAAAATAATTTTCACATATCATATAAATATGAACTATTTTTGAAAAACAAAGATTGGCTCTCTTTTATACCCCGCACCCATGACGGCGGACAGTATCAGTTGTAGGGTATCGGTGTGAGTAAATCCAACTAAGTTGGCATACTTTATAGTCATTTCTTCGAGGTCTTTATACTTTGGTGTGTTGGCTATGTTGATTAACATATATCCACCTTTTTTCAATCCATGATAACAATTCCGAAATGTTCCTTGTAAGAAACCAGAACCCCAATCTTCTCTTGTTGGAAACTTGTTGTATGATTGAGTTTCTTCATCTGCATACTTCTCTGTATCGAAATATGGTGGTGAAGTAAAACACAAGTCCAATGATTCTGCTTCTGGAAGATAGTCCTCTGAACCCATCATATTTAATTGAATATCCTTACCAAGATATGCAAAGTCATCACGAAGTTTACAAAGTCCTTCAAATGTTTTCGTAGATGGTTCTGTTCCGATATAAGTTTTTATGTATGGTGAAGCAAGAGCACCAACCAATCTTCCACCCCAACCGCAAGACATATCCCACATCACACCATCACCACCAAATTTTTTATAGATGACACCGGCTGCTGTTGGTCTGAAATTAGAAACACCTTGAACACCAGAATATATTTTAAGTGACTGACGCAAACGGTTTTCTTGAAAAGAACCACCCCAATGCTTTGACAACCATTTCAAACATTTACGAATAGTCATTTTGAATGTTTGGTCATTCAAAAAATTATCCATAGGTGACATTTTAGAATTGCCACACTTTACTTCCATTGCATGTGGAAAGTATGACCACGCCAATCGAAGTCCGTTCATGGTTTGAATTATATCACCGTCTTTGAAAATAGAATCATAATCAAACTGTTGAAGTTTTCTCATGTGTTCATGTTTTTCTTGTTCGGTGATTTTCATATACGGATAACCATGTTTGCGGTAATACTGAAAGATACAATCAATCGTAT